AAGAACGATGCCAAAGTATCTGGTGGTATGGACACTAAAGGTCTGTTTTACGGAGATTCAAATGGTGGCACAAGTGGTCTTGGAGTAAAGGTATTCGGTACTGAACATCCATGGGGTAATGGATGGACAAGAATTACAGGTTTGATAAACGCAAGTGGTACTGTAAAAGCAAAACTATGTTATGGCAAAGCAGACGGAACTACAGTAGATGATTATAACTTTGACGGAAATGGTTATATGCCACAAGGTACTATAGGTGGTACATCAGGTGGCTATATTAAGAATATGAATATAACATCTATGGGTCTTACTCCTAAGACTATTAGTGGTAGCGATTCTACTTATTATGGTGACGGAACATGGTTTAATAATAGTCAGACGAATTATGCGATTGTTGGCGGTGGCTGGTATGACGCTTCTCATTCTGGTGCGTTTTGCTGTAATCTGTCTACCGCTGCTGGGTATGCGTTTGCTAGCATCGGCTCGGCTCTGTCTTGTAAGCCACTCGCCACAGACTAAAGGAGGTTGAAGTATGAATATAGAGTACAAACACGTTGAAGGTTCACAAGAAGAAAAACCTCTTGCAATAGATACTGTATCAAGTGAAACAACAGTATATATTCGTAAGAATATTCAGAGAATAGAAAAGAAAGACGAACAGAGCGGAGATACTTACGAAATGTGGGAGTATGATGAAGCTCAATTAACAAAAGAGCAATACGTAGATTATCTTACGGAACAGTTGCAGAAAACACAAGAAGCGGTTGATTTCTTGCTCATGAATGGAGGTGTTTAATATGGCTGAATATTTAGCAGACAGAATTGCAAATGGGTATTTAGACTATAAAGAAGTAATAAAGAAATACCCGCAGTTCAAAGCAAGGATAGATGAGATACTTGGGATAGTAGGATAAACAACCGACCAATGGCAAACTTCTTGATGAATGTGAAAGGAGAGAAATTATGGATGGCAAGAAAAAATGACAGCACAAGAGTTTGTTGAGGGGATCATATAAATACATAAAACGATAACAAAGAGTCTTTTTAGAGGCTCTTTTTTATATGTCAAGGAAAAGACAATAAAACCTGTCAGAGAAGACATAAACCGCAGAACTAACTAATAGTCGCTCACAGAGAAGTGAGGGTAAATAATTCGCAGAAAGGTAGGTAACATTATGAAAACTTCAAACTACAAGATTCCGTACAATTTGCAGACATTTGCGGAGAATCCAAATGATGAGTCCAAAGAAACCTCCAACGACAACTTGATGGACAAGCCAAAGGATGATCCCAAGACGACGCCAAAGGAAACGCCGGATGACAGTATCGACATTCAAAAGATGATGACAGATTATGCGAAGCTCAAAAGAGCTTTTGACAAGACATCATCAGAGCTTGCCGATGTTAAGAAATCTCTTAGAGAGAAGATGTCCGAACAGGAAATCGCAAGTGCAGAAAAAGCTGAACAGGATGCTAAGCGTGAGGAAGAGTTTGAGTTCTACAAACGCAAGGACAAGATTCATGAAGCAGAAAAAGCATATTTAAAGCATGGATATACGCCGGATGAAGCAGAGCGGATCGCTGTAGCTGAAACTGACGGAGATTTTGATGCAAAGATGCAAATCATGTCTGAGGTTGAGGAAAGGAAGAAAAAGGAACTCGAAGCAGAGTTCATAAAAAACCTACCTGACATCAATGCCGGAAGCGGCAATGGAATTATCACAAAAGAACAGTTTGATCAGATGGATGTGATCGAGCGTTCTAAGTTACGTAAAGATGATCCTGACATTTATAACCGATTGTTAGGTATCAAATAAACAACACAAACTTAGGAGGTAGAAAAATGGCTGCAACAGCAAACACAACTTTGTTAACTGATCTCCTTGATCCACAGGTAGTGGCTGACGAGATCAAACTGAAACTCATTCCGAATATTCGCTTCGCTCCGCTTGCGACACTCGACTATACTCTGCGAGGGAGAGATGGCGACACACTCACATTCCCGTTTTACCCGTACTCAGGTGATGCCGTAGATGTTGCCGAGGGTCAGGATATCCCGATCGACAGATTGGAGCAGGGAACAAGAGAAGTAAAGGTCTCTAAGATCGGTAAAGGTATTGAGTACACCGATGAGGCTCTTCTCTCGGGAAATAACAACAATATCGCATCTGAGGCTGTTCGTCAGATCACTCAGGGAATTGCATCAAAAATTGACACTAAACTTCTTGGTGTTATGGATGATGCAATACTTGAATCTAATATCCCCTCAACCGGCAATGTGGCAAATGCCATTATTGATGGAGTGGCACAGTTTGGCGAGGATATGGATCAGACGAAGATACTTGCTGTTCCATCTGATCTTTTCGCACGTATAACCAAATCAAACGAGTGGATTCAGAACACAGAGAAGGGTGCAGAAATCCTTATATCAGGGTCAATCGGTCAGATCGCCGGATGTCAGGTAGTTGTATCGGATAGGCTTAAAGCTCAGTATACCTATGCAAAGACAACGGATACGGCTATCGACGCATCAAAGACATACTACGAAAAGAATGATAAAGGCGTATACCTGGCTGTTAAGACACCTGATGTGGCAGATATCGAGAACTACTATGAGGCAACAAAGGTCAGCGATCCCAAGGCATTTATCGTAATGCCTGGAGCACTTCGCCTTGTCATGAAGCGTGACTTCCTCGTTGAGTTCGATCGTGATGTCGTAGATCAGACCAATGTTATAGTTGGTTCATCTATGTTTGCTCCGTATCTGTTCGATGAGAATAAGATCGTAAAACTGAACATTCAGTAATAGGAGGGGCTTATGGGCATGATGTATCATAGGCACAAGACAAAGAAAAATAAGGGAGTTGGGGTAAAACCCACTCCCATTTCTGAGTCTGTTGCTAAGAATCCTGTAGAGCCTGTCGAGGAAGTAAAGAAGGCTGATGAGGGATTCGCTTATACAAAGACAGAGATTAGTCGTTCGACTACAGAACGATTGAAAGAGATTGGTACCGAGATTGGTATTGAAGACGCTGACAACAAGACAGGTGGTGAGTTGAAGAAGCTCATCATTGAGAAGTTAGGACTGTGATAATATGGATGCACGATATAAAGTAATAAAATATTTTGAGGATTTACAGGACGATAATCATCCTTACAATGTGGGGGATATATACCCAAGAGAGGGGCTGAAACCTTCACGTAACCGCATAAGAGAATTGGCATCACCTTTTAATCTTCGAAAAACTGTCCTGATTGAGAAGTATGAGCCATCCAAAGAACTTGTGAAAGATAGCGAGGAATGATCCATGACCATATCAGAGATGAAAGATATGATATTTGCCGATCTGAAAGTAGAATTATCGACAGATGGTGTACTTGATGAAAATATGCTATTACGAAAGATTGATGGAGCTATCCGTGAAGTAAAGTCTGCGAGAAACTATCCATCCTCTTATACGGAAGAAATGATAGATGCAGATATGGGGAAATTCTATATGAACATAAAACGAATAGCTCTATATGATTACAATCAAATCGGCATTGAAGGTCAATCTGTATCATCGGAAAATGGGGAAAGTCGTACTTTTGTAAACAGAAATTCCCTGTTTTATGGCATAATTCCATTCGCTAATTCATAAGGGGAGATATAAAATGTGGGAGGCTATAGAAGAGTTGGTTGCATCAGGTCAGGCGTGGTTTGTCCTGATCATAGTCGGGCTTGTGGCTTTCGCAATACGACAAGGGTATATGAAGGTTAAGACCGAGAAAGTCATTATCGGGCGCGATTCAAAAGAAACCGAGAAGCTAATTATGATGAAACAATCTGATTATGCTCATTATGCGTGTAAGGCTTTTGAAAAAGGGATACCACGATTTGATGGATACAGCGAGACTCTGGGTAGATTGATAGCTGAAATCACATATGATGAAATTCTTCGGTGGATAATGGTTAATCATATCAATGATTCAGAGTACTATATCGCCAACAAGCAGGAAGCCATATGGAATATCATTGTGAGTGAAACAGTTGACAAGAAAATGCGGTCAGAGAAGTTTCGCGCCATTGTTGATGATAATGTAGAACAGATTATCAGACAGCTTATCTCGATACGAGAGGATAATATGAAATGAGAATGTGTAGGAAGAATAAACAACATCTGATGTATGCATTGTATAAGGGCAAAGCAGAAAAGACATACCTCAGAGACAGGGATGGAAATTATATTCTCGACGATAAGGGGAATATGATTGAAAACAAATCATCCGTCAATCGACCTGCATATCATGATCCTGTATCGTTTATTGGCAATATTTCCTTTGCATCGGGAGAATCCGAAGCGGAAGCATATGGAGTCTCCGTAGGAGACTATGACAGTAAGCTCCATATGTTAAAAGACGAGATACCTATTGACGAAACATCCTTGATCTTCAAGGAAAGTACGCCGAAGTATGATAAGGATGGAAACCTCGATCGTGAAAGTGCCGACTTTGTGGTAGTAAAGGTTCAACCTTCTCTGAATACGGTTACATATCTTTTAAAGAGGGTGATCCATAGTGCATAATATCAGAGTTAAGCTATCCGAAAAAAGCATAAGGGAACTGTCTAAAAAGATTGCCTCATATTCGGACGAAATTCATACCAAAAACCGATTATTCGTTGAGAGGTTAGCAACTATAGGCATACCTGTCATAGATGCGAAAATAAGGGCTTCTAGGGGCGATAGTGAGCATGGCAACTCAACTCACATTGAAATACATGAGGAAAGCGATCAGAGAATAACCGCAACACTCGTTGTTGAGAACAAAGATATTCTGTTTATTGAATTTGGAGCAGGTATCAGATACAACAATTCAAAGGCTAAAAATGAAAAAGCAGCCGAACTAGGATATGGAGTAGGATCATATCCCGGACAAAAGCACGCATTCAGCGAGCATGGATGGTATTATCAAGATCATGGTGTGAAATATCATTCCTATGGTACAGAAGCTACAATGCCTATGCAAAGTGCTGTAACGGAAATCATATCACAGATACGAGAAATCGCAAAAGAGGTATTCGCTAGTGAATGGAGTAATTGACAGATATTGGTATATGCGTCTTGAAGATGTGATTGTAGGCGTTGTAAAGGATGAATCTTCGTCCTATCTAAGCCAATTCACGGATGATATAGACGCTATGTTTGTTACACAGGAATCAAATCCCATTCCGTCAAGTTTTCCGTGTGTGCAATTTCAACAGTTGGCAGGAGTAGACAGAACAAATACTCTTGACAGAAGCGAAACTGTGGCGATTATGTATTCAATGCAAGTCAGGGTATATTCCGAAACAAGTGAAATCATTGCAAGAAGTATTACTGAGGAAATATGCGATCAGATGAAAAAATTGCAATTCAATATGGTTTCAACCCCTGTCTCTTCGCAATCCGATAATCTCTTTGTGTATACTGTTAGATTCAGACGAATGATAGCAGCAGGGGATGATATAGTAAAATAAGCAATAACGCTAAGCGTTTTGCATAGATACTGACAATGAGGGCTCCTTATGGAGTTCTTTTTTGTTGCAACAAATCAATTTCATAAGGAGGTCAGAAAAATGGCTGATATTACAGTACCGGGTATATCCACGTTAAAGATCAGACTTGGATATGCGGCAGATTCGAGTACGTTTGAGACACCTTCTTCGGTGACACTACTTGGACGTATCAACTCCATCGGTGGAGTATCACTTCCCTCGGAGCAGATAGACGCATCTGCCTTGGAGGATGAAGTATCTCAGTATGTCGCAGGTAGACAGGACACAGGCGGTGAGTGGACTATAACCGTCAATACCACGGATGCACAGATTACCGAGTGGGAGGCAATCAAAGGTACAAAGAAGTGGTTTGAGGTTATCATTCCATCGGCAAACAAAGCGTATTGGTGCCGTGCCGAAGTACCGAATGTCCTTCCTCTTGGCGAGGTTGGACAGAACGAGCTTCTGACGATGGAAGTTACACTTACTCTTGTCCAGGTTCACGGATATGACACAAAGGTTGTTCCGGCAGGTGCATAACTGATGAAGATTAGGGGGCTATATGCCCCCTTTTTTTAGTACAGAGAATATGGAGGAAAACAAAATGAAAGAAATAAAGATTGGAAACAAAAAATACAAATTACAGTTTGGATATGCTGTTGTTGCAAAAGGCGGCATTGTGAAGAAACTCATTGACTTGGAGAATGTTTTTTCTGCATCAAATGAGGATGATATCGGAGATAATGTTGAGAAGATTATGGGATGTCTTGCTGAATTATTCCTTGCAGCTTTACAGAAGAATCATTCTGATGAATTTGGATATCAGGTAAGAAGTGGCAATGGTCATGATGAAGCATTGGAGAAGGTATATGATCTTCTTGACAAGTATTTTGATTCAGAAGATGCTAATCCGATGGCACTTATCAGCGACCTATCAAATGAATTGGAGAATAACGGTTTTTTACATCATCTCTTCCGTCAGATGGAAGAGGAATCAGGAGAACCGAAGAAGTAATACATGATGATATAGAATTTAATTGGGAATACTACGAAAATACGGTAATTCCGCATTGGCTCTTTTTGACAAAGGGCTACGGAATAACCATATCAGACATTGATAACAGCTGTCCGGCTGATTTATTGCCATATCAAAAGGCGTTTTACAAGGCTTTTGAGTATGAAGATGAAAAGGCATGGTTATATGGCAGATATGTTTATGAAGCATTTGGCATAGTTATGCACAATGCATTCAGTAAACGAGGTCAAGCCGCAGAATACCCTGATACACCACATTTCCAACAGGATCAGATACATGAGATGACGGAAGAAGAGTATGATAATCTTTCCGAGGAAGAAAAGGAAAAGATGGCATTAAAGGCATTTGAGAACGCTATGTCAGAGACATTAAACAAGTTTGAAGAGAAGAAGGATAAAGATCATGAGTGATGCACAGACTATAGATAAGTTAGCCATACAGATAACTTCATCCGTGACGGGTGCAAACAAGATCGAGAAATTTGCAAAGTCACTTGATGTTCTTGCCGATACGACAGCTCGTGTCAAGACAAATACCCTTAGTGGTGTTGCTATTGTCATGAGAAGTCTTGCCAAGAGTGCAAATGAACTTGATTCTTCCAAGATCACAAAGATCACAAATTCTTTAGTAAGATTAGGAGAAGTAAAGCCTGACTTGACAGGTCTTAAAGGTATGTCAGACGCAATAGTCGGGCTTAAAAATATCGCCGATAATGTTAAAGGAGTCTCATCTCTTACCAATTCTCTGGGTAGACTTGCCAAGGTCGATATGGGGAAATTCAACAACGGTGAGTTTAATAATCTCTTATCTTCTATTCGTACTTTTTCAACAGAATTGGCACAAGTAGGAAGCATAGACGGGAATGTAACAAAACTTGTCGGAAGTCTTGCTAAACTTGGGAATAGCGGAAGTAGGCTTCAAGCAAGTGCTGAATCTCTGCCTAAATTCGGGCGTAGAGTAGTTGCTCTTGTTAAGGATTTCCAAGGGATCGGAACTATAGAAGTAGGAGTAGCATCGTTAGTTGATAGCATAGCTAGACTTGCGAATGCCGGAGCCAAAGCCGGGGTTGTAGCCAAGAATCTCAACGAGTTTGGTGATGCGGTTGTAAGGCTTTTAAACAAACTGAAAAATGTCGGGAGTATAAATACCAACATTGCGTCTACTATACAAGGACTTGGGAATCTCGCTAATAGTGGGGTAAAATTTGGCAATGTTGCAAATACTGTAAACACTCATACATCTTCGCTTGGGAATGGCTTTAAGAGGTTAGGTTCTCTTGTTGCCCGGACAATTAGTCCTTTCAATTCCTTTAAAAATAAATTGGGAATAGCTGATAAGCATTCGAAAGGTCTTGCAAGTACCATCGGACTTCTCTATGTTAAGTTTTTTGCCCTTTTCAGATTGATTAAAGGCTTGGGAAGTGCTACGGCATCGGCACAAGACTATATAGAGGCATTCAACTACTTTAATGTCGCTATAGATAAGGTCGGCAACGATAGTAGAGATCAGTTTAGGCGATATGGCTATGAAAGCGCACAAGCATATGCGGATAGTTTTAGAGGACGGCTTACAAAACTCCAAAAGCAAATGACAGGGTTTGATATAAACCCGAATACGGGGGATCTTTCCTATAAAGCAGGGCGTTCTCTTGGTCTGAATGCAACAGATGTACTCCAATATCAGGCACAAGTCACACAGATAACCAACTCAACAGGACAGTTAGGAGAAGTATCCGTAAACGCTGCCAAAGCTATGTCAATGCTTGCGGCAGATTTTAGCTCTTTGACAAACACAGATATGACTCAGGTTCAAGAGAACTTCATGAGCGCACTTAACGGTCAGACGAGAGCGGTTTACAAGTATGGTGTCAATCTCACATCGGCATCTTTACAGCAGATAGCATATAATCATGGAATAGATCAATCTGTTGCGAAACTGTCTATGGCAACAAAACAGCAACTTCGCCTTATCGGTATGCTAGAACAATCAAAGGTGGCATATGGCGATCTTGGACGCACAATCAATCAGCCTGCCAATCAGTTAAGAATGCTACAAGCAGGATTTTCAAATATCGCAAGAACTATTGGTAGTTTGTTCCTTCCTGCTTTACAGGCAATATATCCTGTTATAAATGGATTGGTCATGGTTTTGCAGGAGTTTTTCCAATGGCTCGCAAAGATTATGGGTGTAAAACTCCCGGATATGAGTACAGCGATAAAGCCGCCTGATATGGAAACTCCGGCTGATGATGCAGGTGATTTAGCTGACAATACAGGTAAAGCAGCTAAGAATGCAAAAAAGTTGTCTGATAATTTACAGGGCTTTGATGAGATCAACAAACTCGATAAGATAGATGATGCCACAGGCAATGGCGGAAACGGTGGTAAAGGTATAGGTGATTTTGACCTTTCCAATGATATATCCGATCTATTGAAGAACTATGAAAAGATATGGAATGATGCATTCAATTCTACTCAAAATAAAGCTTATAAATGGGCTAAGAAGATAAAAGATGCTCTTCTTAAAGGGTGGAATAATGGTGGAGATTTTACATTCCTCGGACTTGAACTTGGTCAGAAAATATCCGAGAGGTTATCAAAAATACCTTGGGAGAAGATACAGGCAGGTGTAACCAAGGTAACAAGGGCTTTTGCAACATTCCTTAATGGAGTTGTCAAGGGAACGGATTGGAATGTCATAGGGCATACTATCGCAGAAGCCTTTAATACCATCATAGATGCGCTTTACACTTGGTATGATACATTTGATTTCCTTGAACTTGGAAAGAGCCTTGCAACAGGTTTAAACAAGATTATAAGTGATTTCAAATGGAAGAAGTTTGGAAATATGCTCGGTAAGAAACTCCGTAGCATGATCCAATTTGCATTTGGATTCATTACGACATTTAATTTTACGAATCTTGGAGACAAAATCGCAGATGCGATAAATGGGTTCCTTGAAGACATGGGTAAGGTTGATCCGAGAACCGGCTTATCAGGATGGGCTGAACTTGGGAAATCCTTATCTGATGGAGCAAAAGGCATTTTAGATACTATTATTACAATTCTCGACAAGGCAGATTGGGATAAGATCGGAGAAGCTATAGCAGACTTCTTTGAGCAGATAGATTGGGCGGGAGTCTTATCTAAGCTTGCCAAGGTATTTGCGAAACTTGCATCGGGAGCATGGAAGGCTCTTACAAGTGCGTTTAAGAAGAATCCCGAAGCCATGACACAAAGCATTATTGCAATCATAGGTGGTTTGTTTGCCTTTGGTAAGCTAAAAGGATTGATCGGTATTATCAAGACTTCTCTTGGACGCATATTCAACATAGGCGTAAGTGGGGCTGTGAACAGTATCGGTGGTATCGGCAGTGGTGGAATCGGTGTCGGTGGCGGCGGTGGTCTGTTTGGAAAGCTATTTAGTAAGTTAGGTGGAGCTTTCAAGACCTTCGGTAGCAATCTGTCAACCAACTTCATGACGGGGTTTGCTCCCACATTCGCAGGACAAGGACTTGGCAAGGGTATTCTTGCCGGACTTAAAGGTGCTATGGGAACAGGTATAGGCACCCTTGGATTTGCAGCCGCAGGTGGAGCCGCCGCATATGGGTTTGGTAAACTCGGTGGCAAGATGATAAATGACCTGATAGACGCACAACGAGATGAAGAGCAGACAAGACATGAAGGATATAAGCTCAAAGGTCGTTCAAATAGTGCTGTAACGGCAGCAAATACCAATAAGCACGCTAAAGAGAATGATCGTATTTCTCGGTATACTGACGCAGGAGCTAGGCGTGTTGCTCAAACTCGTGAATATTTCAGCTCTCAAAAGGATTTGCACGATGCCGAGGTAAGATACAATAAACAGGCAAAAGAGCATGACAGAATTATTGCTGACCTTAATAAACGGTATAAAGAGGGTAAGATCACTCGTGAAGCGTATGAATATGCTTTAGAGCGAGAAGTCAACATATATGGTGCAGAAGCGCAGGAGATACTCAAAGCAAGGGCAGCCCATCAGAGTATAGAGAGTGAGCTTCGCCGTGAACAAGGCATTCAGAAGAAACTAAATGCTCTTAAAGATGCCGGGGTTATATCAAGCAAACGATATAAGAAAGCGTTAGATCAAGCTATAGCAAGCGGAAAGAATGAAACACAAGCGATAAGCACGGCAATCTCTAACACTAAGGCATATAAGAATGCCACACTAGAGCTTACAGACAAGCTGACAAAAGCAAATGTTCCATCAGAGCAACAAAGAGTTATTCTTGGTAAACTTAAAACCGCACTCATGGAAGGCAGAATCTCCATGAAGGAGTATAAGAATATCGTTGAATCAAGCGGTAATAGTGTTCAGAAACTAACCAAGAGGATAAGCAACATACCTG